CAGTCACTTCTGAATGGCTGTCATCTTCATTTTCATAGTCTGTTGCTTCGGTCAAAGTTACCGCTTTCTTTCCGCCTTCGGTTGGGAAGTAGGTTTCTTTGATTACACCAAGCTTCTTAGTGAACTCAGTCACATCCGAATATTCGATGCCTTCAACAAGTGAACGAAGCTTTTCTTGTTGTGTTAGAGGAAGTGTATCAACTGCTTCTGCGAATACTCTATCAACTTCTAGAGAATCGACATAATCCTTCAACTCAACATTTTCTTTAACAACAGAGTTAATGCGACCTTCAAGATCAATCACTTGCTGTGATAGTTCTTCGATAACATCAACCTTGTCTTCTGGAATATCAACATAGTTTTGTTCAAATAGATCCTTAAGACCGTGAATGAAGCCTTCAACGACTTCAGCCTTTAGACCAGTTTCAATAGCAATCTCATTATCTGCAACCCATTGTTCGACCGCATATGAGAGATATTTGTCAACGTTTTCTGAAAGTTGTTCAATCTTATCTGATAGGGCTTCAACTAGGTTAGTTTCAAACTCTTCTTCAAGGCGGGCAACTTCAGCGTATAGACGCGCATTAACAGCCGCTTCAAAGATTGTACGTGCTTTTTCACGTACTTCTTCTGATAGTTCTTCTCCACCAAACATGATGTCTAGGTCTTCAGCAGCAATACTAGTTGCTGATGAACCTTTAGCTGATGTTGGTGAAATGTAAGTTTGTGCAAGTGTCTGTTTAACTGAGTCGTTATCCTTTGGGCGCTTGCTCTTTGAATGATCGTGATTGAAGTTGTCGTCGGTTAGACCCTTGAAGATGTCACCGATCTTTTGTGTTGGCATACCTGAAACATGTGCCATAAGAGCGTTGATAGCTTCTGCTTTAGTAGCAAAGGTTGGCATAGCTTCTTGACCGCCTGATGTTTTATCAGCATCACGACCTTTATGACCATCCTTACCGATTGGATCAGCAGTGTGGCTGATACCGTCAGAAGATGCGAACTCGTTTAGATTTTCTTCTTTCATTGAACATACCTTTGCGTAGTGGCGTTTTCCGTGAGCAACAGCAGCAGCGTGTGGCTTACCTTCATTAGCATCTTCTACTTCATCATAGATATGCTGATGAGCTTCTTCTTTTGACATACCAGACTTGTGTGCATGTCTAGCCGCTTTCTCTGCGACGTCTCGAAGATCCTTATCTTGAATCGACTTTTCCATAACTGTTGCTTCCTTTTATTTGCTATATGCTATTTATAAAAATGTTTTTGTCGCGAGAGAGTTGAGATAGTTTTCGAAAAGGCGCATTTGATTATTAGAAATCTCCGCCATCGACATTCTCTTTAGTTCTTTCTTGGTTTCTTCTAGCTGCTCTGCGGCTCTCCAAGAACCAGAAGCAACGTCATAAACCCATTCAACGTTCTCCATAACGCCACGAACGAATGCGTTGTGTGCAGAAGGATCGGCAACAATATCAGCAGCAGTAGCAAGCATAAAGTCATCTTGAACGCGCATGACACCATCAATCGATTTTAGTGTTCCCATACCACGTGATGAGACACCAAGATTAGCACCTTCATCTAAAAGGTTCTTGACAATATCACCCATTGGTGTACCAAGAATCTTTGCTTTACCGATGAAATCTGAGCCCTCTTGACGGAGTGACTTGATCATCATACAAGCGCGATCTAGATTGATTGATGGACCAGCAGGATGCCCTAGTTCGCCGTAAGCGCGATTTGTTTCAATAAGTTCTTTTGTGTAACGAGCAACTTCTTTGGCAAGCACCTTCGACTCATAGATACGACCGTTCTTGTTAGGACGGTCACCCATGAGGAAAACACCTTCGATATGATACTGCTTCTTGCCACCTTCAGTGGCTTCTTTTAGAACGTCAATCTTGCTGTCTAGCATTTCGCAAATGAGTTTCATCTGATTATACTCCGTGTGCTTTGCGAATCTTAGCGAGGATTGCACCAGCAACCTTTTCGCCACTCTTTTCTGAACCGTATTTCTTTCCAGATTTAGCAGCAATCTTGGCAAAGTTCTTACCTGGTTTACCCAAGTCTTTGCCTTCGCGACCAGCTTTAGCTGATAGAACTTCTTCTTTAGCTAGCGCTTGCTCACCGTTGTTCTTGAAAGCGGTTGGCTTTGCTGTATCTGTGTTGTCTTTGTTTTCAGAGCCATCATCTTCTTCATCGTCATTATCTTCGTCCTTAGTGTCCGAGATATGCTTTGCGACTGAGTTTACGAAGTTCTTGGCTAGTTCTAGCTTTTCTAAAATCCAATCTGGAAGTTCGGCATCGTCTTCAATGTTTTCGTATAGTTCGGCTGCTTGTGTAGCAATGACTTCTAGACAATCGCGAGCAGCAGTTACGGTTTCATCTGCACCTTCATTGCTGTCATCGTCGCCTGCATCTGAGTCTGTGTTCTTGTTGCTACCATCTTTACCCATTCCTGGTTGATCAGTACCAGAATCACCAGACCAACCTGGGCTGTCTGAGGTTGCTGGAGCAGGAGCCATTGGCTCGCCTAGTTCTGATAGATACGCTTCACTGGTAACAACCTGTGGTGGAATCTTTACATGATGCTTCTTTTGTTGCGGTTCTGATGTTTCATCGCCACCAATCTCTGAAGTTTCATGCTCTGCACCGTGTGTAGACATTGCACCTTTCTTTTGTGCATTGACTGGCTCGACTTTCACCTTACGTGAAGCCATAGCAACTACAGATTCAGCAACTTTCTTTTTGATTTTATCTTTGTTTGTTTCGCCGTGACCGTTGCGATATGCCGCTTCGTCTTGACCAATCTCATAGTCAGCGCGACGAGTTGTATCGTCTTTTACGCTGCCACCATCAAAAGTATCTTCGTTTTCTTTTGGTGACTGATTTGGTTGGTTACGTCTAAGTGTTGGATGTGCTGCACCAAACTTTTTGATGCCAGCTTTAGCTGCATCGCCAAGAACGTAGTTGGCGATATCTTCAGCGGGAGTCTTGACTAGTTTACGAGCCAAGTCTTTAGGCTGATTTGGAATCGCCATCTTTGATTTGTTATCTTGGTCAGCCATATTAGTCCTCTGTGTTAAAAAACTTCTTTGCTACTTCAATCTTCTTATTGTCTAGGATTTCTGCAACGCGATCTTTAAGAATCGAATCGACTGCGGCTTGAACTCCGACAATATTACCGTCAATAGCAAAGTTAACGATATCTGATGAATCATAGTCTGACATAATATTCTCCACTTTTTGATTATTCTTATTTATATTTATAGTATTACTGACTTAGCTGCGGCTCTTCTGGTCCATTCTGTTGATCACCCTGTGGTGCACCAGATCCGTCATCAGGCATTTGTGGTGCTGGAAGTTGTGCTTGAAGTTCCATTTGCTGCTTCTGCAACTCAAAGTTCTTCATGACATCTTCTTGCATTTCAAGCTTCATTTGATCAACATCTTCATCGGTCAACTGTAGAATGTTCTTTTGTACCCATTCTTCTGAATAGTATTTACCGACATATGGATCAACAAGAGCAAGTGTATTGATTCTGTTTGTAACGATTTCAGCTTGCTTCAACTCTGCAAAGTAGTTGTCAACCTGAAAGTCAAAGTGGATCTTATTATGAATATCTTTCCAATCGGTGTCTGAGATAACACCAGTTAGAATGAGTTGCTTTTCGAGTGTCTTGTAAAATAGCTCGGAAAACTTTGTACGAAGGCGAAGAACAAACTTCTGAAACTTTAGTTCATCACGGCTGATTTCTGATGAGCGCCCGAGATTGAAACCAGAGTCGCTGATCATACGTGATACAGGAACGTTTAGCGATTGATAAAGTTTCTTTTCAAAATATTCAACATCTGCTAGTTCGCCTAGATTCTGACCTGAAGGTAATGTTGTTACCTGAGTACCACCACCATCAGAACGGCGAGGAAACCAGAAGTCTTCTAGCATCGTCATGAACTTACGATCATCACGAATGTTGCCTGTCGTGGCATCGTAGATCAAGCGGTTTTTGTGCTTGACCATGATATCACGAACATACTGTTCGGCTTTCATTTTTGGTAGATTGCCAACATCGATAGAGAAGATACGACGCTCTGGTGCGCGCGAGATACGGTAGATGACCGTAGCGTCTTCTAGAATACGAAGCTGATTAAGTGGCTTGATTGCTTTGTGCAGATAGCCAAGAACGATCTTATTGTCCTTATCGACCACGCCAGATGTAACGTGAACGATTGAGTCCTTGGCAATCTGTAGCCCCTGATTGTCCATACCTGTAGCTGAAGCGCCCTTGAAGCCGCGTTCATTATACATGTAGAACTCTGAGTCAGTTACGTTTGTGTAAATCTGACCTTTACGAACACGCTTGACTGGGCGAATCTTTCGGATCTTGCGTGGGTCAATATAACGTAGTTCTTTGATACCTGAACGAGGATCATTGATATCAATCATTGCATGATAGTATAGACGACCATCAACGTACCAACGCTTGAAGATTTCGTAACCATAGTTATTGAAATCAAATAGCTCTGAGACTTTTTCCCATTCTTGGGCAATACGCTCTTTGATATTATCAGCATATTCTAGATCGTCTAGATTGATTTCAACGATCTTTTTGTTATCTTCTTTGACAATCGCTTCAGAGACGATATCATTTACTGCCAGTTCTACTTCTGGCTGAATAGACATTTCGCGATACTTGGCAACGATTTCTGCTTCGGTTCTAGCGGAACCTTCTAAGTCTAGATACGTACCGTAAGTACCACCAGCAGAAACAACTAGAGCCCCATCATCAGACTCACGTGGAGCAAATGATG